GGCAGCGTGTTCATGTTGCCGGGCGAACATGCCCAGATTTTCCATGACGGATCGTTGTACGGGGCCAGCATGCGCGATGACGGCGCGGTGCCGATCAGCGCGACCTTGAGAGGGGCCGCAGCCGCCACCGGCGTTGCGTGCGCCGTCGTCGAGGCTCCTGTCGACGATATCGCCACCGGCAGCGGCTGCTCACCCTCGCGGGTGGGCTCGTGTGCCGGCATGACATGCAGCGGCGATCCTGCGCCGTTCATCTTCGGTCCCTGCTCGGCAAAGGTGGGGGTAAGAATGGTCATCTCAGTTTCCTGTTATCGTGGCCGCCGTGATGGCAACGGTTTGCCCGGCGACGATGGTGTTGGTGGGGGACATGACGATGTCGACGGGGACTGCCCCGGTGCCGACCGTCAGGCCGGAGATGACGGTGTTGCCGTCGCCGTCCTCGATGCGCGCGAGCGCCGCCACACCAGAGGCGGAGGCAGCGGGATCGATCAGAGACAGACCCAAAAATGTAAGGACGCCAGCCGAGGCGACACCCATCGGGCGCGCGAGCTGCAAGGATGAGAGGATATTGCCGCCGGAGTCGAGGAGCCGCATGTTGCCGTTGGTGGCACCATCATCAATATCGTTGATGACGACCTGCAACCGGCTGGTCAGAAGTGATGTAGCGTAGTTGACCGACATCATGCCCTCGAAGACGTGAGCAGTCCCTCATATCATCAGATGAGGCCGGCTGTCACGCTCAACCGATGCCCGCCTGCAGAACGGCCCCATAGACAGTCCCGGCCCCAGAGGACGAGCTGGTTATCGTAAGTCTCCATGCTGCAAAGGGCGACATGACGTTGCCATCGACGCAAATATTGCCAATGGCGTCGGTCGACGTGAATGTGCCTACAGGGGAAGTGGAGTTGAAAACAATCGGGACGGAAAAATAGGGATTTGGATAAGTCCGGGTTGGATCATCCAATGTTACGTCATACCGCGCCTGCATGCCATTTGCAGAGGTAGAAAAGTGCAAATAAGCACAGGTCTCTAGAGGGCTTATCTGCCAATTGGTCAGATGCCATTGCGTTCCGCCGAAGCTACTGGTCCCGATCAGGAACGGGATGTTGGCGTTTGACGAGACCGAAACGCTGGTCAATTGATTGAAATCGCTGGTCGTGGTCGCGGCAACACCGGATGCTGTCGATCCCGTCACCGTCTCCGAGAATGCTGCCGTTCGCTGATCGCCGTAGCCGGTGACCGTGAAAGTCATCGTTGAGGCATCAGCCGTCGAATAGAACACGATGCGCCGACCGGTGTCGAGCGCCGACGTGTTCAGCGTGACGACGGACGGCACCGCCGTTGATATTGCACCAATACCATTCGACGATGCCGCAATTAGATTTTTCGAGACATAGATCGGCTGCATTGGAGGTCTTACCCCCGATGGGCGGAGCTAAACGGATGCTTGCTCGCGCCGCCGCCGCCGGCCGAACTGAACGGGCTCTTGTCGGAGCCGACGCCGCCGCCGTGCGATTTCTTGACCATCTTCTTGGCCTTGTCACCCTGCTCGCCGAAGTCGAGTGCGCCGCCGCGCTTCTTGGCGACTGCGCCACCGTCCGCCTTGCAATCTTTCTTGGCCATGGTGGTCTCCTTAGACGCTCGAAAACTGCGTGCCGCCGAACAGCGGCGATACATCCGTCGAGGTGATCGCGGCGACTGCGGAAGCGCTGGGCGTGACCACCATCTGGATTCGAATGGTGTCGTTCGTTGCCACGCTCGACTTCCAGATGCCGCGCACGTCCGGGGTGGTCGAGGTCTGAGTGGCGACCGTCGAGGCCAGAATGATATTGGCACTCGAAAACACAGCAAGTGCCGCATTGATCGCCGACGTGTTGAAGCTGACCTGGGTGTTCAAGCCGACGTAAGGCACCTTCAGCGGGAAGCCGAAAGCGCTCGACAGCCCGATGGTCGCGTTCGTCGATACCGGCGTCGTCGCATTGGTGATCGACGAGATGTACTTGAACGCCTTCTGGCCGACGATGGTGTAGCCGGACGAATTCGTCGTGCCCTGCGACAGCGCAATCGTCTCGGTCATCTTGAAGCCGTACATATCGCGGCCGGCGATCGACCACGTGCCGCCATCACCCGAGGACGACGTCGTGATCACGATGCAGCGGCCGGTGCCGCCACCCGGATTCCACATCGCGACCGTGTCGTCCGAACCGAACGTCACATAGGCCGCAGTGGAGTCGATGGCAATCAGCGTGCCGGTGGCCTGGCCGGTTTCCGGGGCGATAATCGTGGTGGAATAGGTTCCCCTCGCGGATGATGCCGCGTTGAGCGTGAAGGCACCGGAGGTGGCGGTCGAGGTGTACGTCGAAGTAACAAATGCGCCGGTCGCATTCGACGACCCAATCGGAACGTAGTCGACATTGCCGACGCCGTTGAAGAAGCCGAACGTCTTGGTCGCCGTCCCAGAACCGGGCTGATAGGCGTACCCGGCGCGCGGGTCCATCATCGACTGGCCGAGATCGAAAACCGACGGGCCGCGCTGACCGTTGTGCTCCAGATCGCCGCCGTACAAGCCCGTGCCCGCCGTCGACGTCGGCGTGGTGCCGAAGCTGATGATCGGACCAGAATATGCCGTGATGGTCATGAGTTCATCCCTCCGCCATCAGTTACGAGGTCGGGAACGTGCCGTAGATGTGCCGCCAGTCGTAGTAGCTCGGCACATAACGCTGATAGCCCTTGACCAGCAGGTTGTCGGTCGAGAACTCGACGCTCATGTCGGTCTCGAATGACTTGCGGTTAAAGAGCACGAGGCCGGGCACGTTGGTCAGCACGAACCAGGCGAAGGACGACGTCAGGTAATCGTAGACCATGTAGCCTTCCTTGAAGGACTGCTCCATTTCCTTGATCGCGTTGATGTCGTTGTTGCCTGTGCCGACGCGCAGCTCGGAACGGAACAGGCGCACCGCGATCGGCTCCTGGTTTGCCGGCACGATCAACTTCTGGCCACGCGCGTGGATTTTCAGGCCCGCGTTGTTCTTCCATGTCGAGCGGATCGTGATCGCCGAGTTGAGCAGCGAGGTTTCGTTCAAGCTGACGTCCGGCGACGGCTGGTTGGCGATCGTCGCGCCGTCGATCGGATGCGCGGTGTTAATCAGGGAGACGCCGTCGCCCTGGGTCGCGGTGTTGAACGTGGTCGCGGTGTTGAGGATGTTGGCGCAGTAGACCTCTTCGGTCTCCTTGAACGCTTCCATCAGGCCGTCATTGTTCGGCCCGAACTCCGCCTTGTACAGATTGTCGTCGATCGCCGGCCGCGTGATCGCGTACATCAGCCCGATCTCGAAGTGCTGGGCATTGTAGATGTAGCGCTGTCCGCTGTTGTTGTCGGTTGCGGTCGGGCCGCCTTCGTTCTTGAGCTGCGCGTAGCCCAGAAAGCGCATCGCAGCGCGACGCTCCAGCGCCATGTTGGAATCGACGGCCTTGAAGATCGAAGGCCACTGCCGCTCGATCATCGGATAGCGGCCATCGATACCCCACAGGCCGGGGAGCAGGAGGTCCTTGATCTGGGAGAGTGCGACGGGCATGTGATGTCCCCCTTACGAACTTTTCGCCGTCAGACTGAGACGGTCGCAGTTGTTGAGGCGCACGATCACCATGTTCGCCGGAGTGGTGTTGTCGGTGCCGTTGATGAACGCGGCGGTGCCGACAGCGGGCACGGCCGGAGCCGCATAGGCCGAATAGAAATCGACGATGCGGAACGGCAACGTGAGGAGGCCGCCGGTTGACGTCGATTCGACGGTGACGTTGGAATAGCCGGTGAGGGTGTTGCCGGTCGTGGTGTTGTAGGTGATGCCGACGTTGAAGCCGATCATCGACGACGTGATCGCGCCCAAGGTTGACCCTTGCACCAGGAAGTTGGTCTGCGGATCGTCGATGATGTAGGCCTTGACGTCACCGGTCGAGCCGGTCACCGAGCCATTGTAGAAGTTGCTCCAGATCACGCGGCTGGCGCTGGGCTGGTACTGGTAGCAGCCCTGGAAAATGCCACGGCACAGGAAGCCGGTCGAATTCGTAACCGCGATGGCATTGAGCGAGGTGATGTAGTTGCCGGAGAGGTTGGTGCCGGGCGAAGTCGACGTCATCACCGGGTCGCCCCGGAAGATCAGACCAGCGTCGGTCGAGGCAATCCAGCAGGGGGTCAAACCGTCAGTCGGCGAGCCGCCTTCCTGGCGGCCGAACGACTGGAATCCCATCGTGGGAGAACCGAGAGTGTTTGCCATGGACGGCTCCTAAATGGCGACCACCGCGACAATCGCGATCTGGTCATCACCTGAGCCTCCAAGGCGCTCGGAGGGCATTCCATCGGGGCCGGCGCGGTCCCGATGGTGTGAGCGTTATCTCATTTCTTAGAGAGTTGCAAGAGTTTCACGATGTGACGTGTTTCACAGCCCACATCACTGCTTCTTCCGCCTTCGTGACCGCGAGAGAAAGTTCGCGGCTTTTTCCGATCGAGTTGCAGCGGCTGATGAACGCAGCGCCCATGTCCTTTAGCACCACCATCTGTGACTTCTCGTCGTCGGTCAGCACGCGATAGGTATGCCGCACCGCGTTGTTTGCAGTGCGATCGTCGCTCTCCGAAGCGACAAGCACAGGCTTGTCGCTAATGAGCATGCGCATATAAAATTTCCATCCCGAAGGCGCTTGCGCGATCTCCGGGCAGACGCGCCAGTAAAGCACGCCGCTCTTGCCTTCGGCGTAGCTGCGGAACGTATCTAATGCTTGATCGTAAGCCGCCTGCTCGCTTATCGCAGGCAACATGCGGGTGTTGATAAGCTCGACATAGGGTTCCCCGGTGGGACTGGTCGCGGCGCGCCCCATAAGTCCAATGTTGAAGCCATGCTCACACTCCGAGCGTAGCTCCAGTTCCTTCGCGGAATATTCGTACCGGCTTTGCATCATTCCGGAATCTCCACCCGTTCCATCGTGCGCTTGATGCTGTTCTGCACGCTCTTGTGGTTGGAGCCGGTGACGCCGGGGATACCGTGGCCGAGCTGCTCCTCGGCGATCTGCAGCGGGAGCGATGCGTCCCGTACCTGCTGACGCCTTGCCTTGGCCTGAATTTCCGCCGGCCGCGCGACGAGCATGCAGTCGTCGACCGTGATCACGTCGTCGAGGCCCTTTGACAGGAACATGCCGTCCAGCACGCCGTCGAAGTCGGATTGATGCACCGGCGTCCAGCCGCCGCGCGTCATCTTTGACAGCTCCTGCGGCATCTCCTGGCCGCGCACGGATTTCGTCACCCATTGCAGCGCCACGCCATCACGATGCAGCGCCTGAATGATATCCGGCGGGATGCGGAGGCGATCGACGCCATCCATGCCGACGCCGGCATAGTCGTCTCCCTCCCAATTCGGACGCGCCTTCATCTTTGAGAGCAGGTTCGACGCACGCGGCATCGCCGCTGCGCGATCGGCGGCCGCCGCTACGGCAGCCGGCATGGGGCGAACGCGGGCGCGACGCGGCTTACCAGCCGGCCAGCCACCACGACGCTTCGGGGTCTCGGTTTCGGTCTTTGCTTCGTCGGTCATCAGTTACGCTCCGATTGAGGATACTGGCCGTTGGCGCGCATCGTATTCAGCTTCCGCTTGTTTTGCGCGTACAGAAGCTCCTTCTGCGCGTTCGTCATGTCGGGGGCCGTGAACGAGGTGTGCGCGATCGCGCGCTCCTCCGCCGTCAGGGTCATCTTGGTCGACGGCTGCCGCTGGCCGTTCGCCGTGGGCACGTCGCGGGAAACGGGGGCTGACACAGGCATGCTCCTTCGTTGGGGTTGTGGCGCAGGTTCCGGCGCAGCCGGTGTAACCTTGAAGCCGAATTCGTTGTCGAGCGCGTCGAAATAGTCGTTTGAGAACGCCTGCACGCCCTTGTTGTCGACGAGATAGATATGGGCCGCGCTGATCTTCCTGTTCAACGCGCCATCGTTGATGAATTCCGGATGCTTGCGCAGCCAGGATTTTGCGGTGTCAGGTAGTTGCGCAATCCGCTGCTCGAATTCGAGCGGAGCCTGCGGTGCCGGCGCAGCCTGCCGGCGCGGCTCCGGCGGT